AATGTATCTTTTGCCTCACATAAATTGCTTGCTATCTACACCCAGTAGCCTACAAGGTAAAAGGAAGGTGGATGAATAAGCCACCATAAGTACACCTTATAGGCTACAAGCTGTCAACCCTCGACACTAAAAGGGCGTTAGCTCATCGTCTTTGGTCTCTTTCTCCATGGCTAACCATTCGAGAACATCTTCTTTCTCTGCTTTAGTTAGGTCACTCCACTGAACTACTTCGTGATTGTACTCACTGCCACCATCGCCTTCTATGCCACTGTGTCGCATATTAACTGGCATATTGTCTTGGTAGATGAACTGTGGTTTGAAATGCTCTGCTTTGCATGCCACTGGGTTAGGCCAACGATACTCTACATTGATACCTAGCTTACCTTGTAGCTTGCTCCACTTTGCAATAGCGTCCTTTGCACTCTCGGCTGTCACCTTGAATGCGTCTTTGTAGCCACAGAATTGGTCTGTAGCTGTGATAATATATGCTTGCATATATCTCCTTTCTGTTTGTGTCTTGATAAATATAATTGATAGCTCGCTGTTTAAACAACAAGCTATCTATATACTTACTTGTAATCTTTTCTAAGATTTTCCGGTAACTCTACAACAGTACTGGAACCACAAGCCATACATCTGAAGTTGTCACCAACTTTTCTGTAGACTGCGATAGATACTCTTGCAATCAATCCCCAACCTTGGGCAATTGATTTGTCTGATGAACCTGGGCAACTTTCTGCTCCTGTGCATCTGACTGCAACTGTAGTCGAACCTTTACCGATTTTATCTTCTAACATTTTTGAATGTGGAAGATAACCTAAGCTCTCAATGAAGTCTTTGACTAACAATGTGAACCCTGGGCCTGCAACAGTAGCTGTTGGTTTACCTTCGGCACCTAGATAATTCTTGATTATTCTAGCGAACCTTGGGCCATGGCCTACTTTAGGAGGCAACACTGCATGTGTAACTTCGTGGGCTACAACTTGTGCTGTCTCGATACATTCGACTAGGTTACTGGCTCCGAGTGTAGGCTTGATAAAGATTTCTCTAAAGTTTCCTGTAGAGTGGCCTTCATAGTGGCATACACCGATAGCGTTACCCATCTTGTTACCTGTAGGCATGAACCCCATAGATAATTTAATATTTTCTCTAGGTACTACTGGAACATATTCCTCTTTTATTTTATTGTAAAAGAAGTCGGCTACATCGTTGAGCCATTCCTCGCGTGTGCCTTGATATACTTTTCTATGTGTTGGGTTTTCTGCCAACAATTGTTTTTGTGTATTCATGTGTCTCCTTTATTGTGTCTTACAATAATAGCGGGCATAGGATATATGCCAACTCCTATTGAATAGCTTGATATAGCTATCATAAAACGCACTGTTTAAACAATGCGTTCTAGTTAGTTATAATATGCTATCTGTTCTACGAATTTGGTCTAACTCAATAACAGCATTTTGCAACATGGTGATTTGTTTCATTAAGTTAATTTGTATTTGTTCAACTTGTTTTTTATGTGTCAACTCACTCTCACCTTTGTAAAAAAGGTTTTTTTTGGTTTTTAATGTAACATTTTCATCAAAATCAACATTTACATTTACAAATGCTGTATCTTCAACTATAAAGATTGTTGTGCAATCTCCTAGTAAATGAACATTTGGTTCGTTTAATTGTATATAGCTACTCATATTTTCTCCTTTATCTATTGGTATAAATACCATAAAGCCTTGCTGTTTAAACAAGGCTCTAGCTATTTATATAATTAGTCTTGTAGATAGCTATGTTTTTCAATCAATTTGATTAAGTCTTCATTGAATGAATGTGCGTTACTATCTTCCATCGCATAAACGAAGACTGTTGCAATTAAGCTTGGGCTCCATGCGAATAGTTTGGATAAAGTAACTCCTAATTTACTTTGTGCGGTGATTAAGTCATCATCGCTAATAGTGTCAAGATTTCTGAGCGTCCAAACAATCTCGTTAAATTCGTCTGTTCGCTCAACGCATCTATCTATTATTTGTTTTTCTAACTTTATATTCATTATTCTCCTTTATCTATTGGTATAAATACCATAGAACCTTCGAGGGGGTCGAAGGCTCTAGCTATCTACTCGATTTCTCCATAACGATGTTCTATAAGTAAAATTAGATTACTTACTATATCATCACTTGCTGAACATTTTCCTAATGTTGTCTCTACAACATCGGTTATGTCATCTCTTAAAGAGTTATCGTCTTTTATATCTTCGTTAAAGAATTGTTTTGCTCTTTCTTGCATAATTCTTTGCTTTTCTTGTTCGGTCATACTCATGTATTCTCCTTTATATAGTGCTAATTAATAGCTTGTAACACACAAGTGCAACATATGAACACTATGAAGTGTTAATAATCTTATGTGCTACAAGCTACCAACTAAGGTAGCTAATAAAGGTTTTAGCTAAGAATGCGTACAGCTAATAAGGGTATATGGCCTGTAAATCTGCAGTCTGATTGGGTAACTATCGTCTAACCTGTGGATGATACTTCGGGCTTAATCTAGGTATCGTTTTAGATATTGTCGAAACTTTCTCAATGGTAGATTTTTTCGCTTATGAGGTCGTGTTATGCCTTCGGGCCAATCTCGGTCGTCTGAGCCGGATAAAACTCCTTATCGTTAAGAGTGTCTAGGTGTCTCCGGTGGGCTTAGTGGGTAGGTATCTCGGGCCAGTATGGTTCTTTCCGAGTATTTAGTTGCATCCTCTAAGCTGTACTTGTCTCGCTCATTTCCTTAGCTATTTTTGGTGAAAGTTAAGGGCCTCTCTACTGTGTTTGTTATTAATAACCTTAGGGGGATTTTCTTTACTTGTCAACAACCATTGAATAGACAAAGAAAAAATATAAAATATGTAGGGTGAAATAGCCTATAAACATTGGGGTTTTTGCTACATAAAAACACATGAAAAAAAACTTTAAAAAATCTAAAAAAACTTTGCTGATTTGCACCACAAAACACTCTAAGACTTTTCGCCGGCACCATCCATTGAGAGAGAAGGAGAGAGAGAAAGAAGTTAGTAGTCAAGCACCCTAGGGGCATTTGTTTAAATTTCTAAGGTACTCTTTTTCAAGCTGTATGAACAACTAGGTAAAACAGATACAAAGGTGGATAGAACCACAAAGAAAGAGAGAATAGAATTGGTAAAAACTACCAATAAATAAAGGGGAGAGGTTAAATGTGTGCCCTCTTGTTATTTATAGTGTGACCGCTAAAGATATGCTGTTAACTAATCCAGGACCCACTATATATAGCCCTGTTCCTTTACTAGCAAGTTATTACTTATTTAAGATGTTAAGTAGTTCTTACCCTGTGCTACTCCCAACCCAAACCGAATAACTCCATATAGTAGCTATATAACATATGTAGAATAATAGGCTTTTACCCTAGTTACCATGGTCAGACTAATCCACTTACTTGATGTCTTATCTATTAGATTGTTCTAAAAGTCTGCAATCTAATGTGTTTGTGTAATTCAACTATACCATAAAAATAATATAGTAAACTGATGTAGGGTATTTTTTTTGTAGGCCTCCTTACTTAATTAAATACCCCACATAAATTACGACTATGCTATTATTACTAATAGATAGGTAACTTAGGGACCTCAAAGGTTTTTCATAAGTTCCTCCTTTCTATTGTGTATGTTAAGTTTAGGTCCTACTGGCAACAGCAGGGCCTTTACTTTATGGTATAGTTTTTTTATGAGTACATTTTTTTTATCAACAGATTGTGATGTCTGTCTGCATCCTTACTGGGAGGACCAGTTAACTAATGGTATTTGTGAAGGATGCCAGGAGTATGAAGAGGAATAAAAATTTTTTTTACCTCCCATAAAAACATAGATGCGGTAAATTAAATATACCTGGAAAGACCAGGTGTTGCATATGAGGATATGCTTCAATTTTATGAAAAGAAAGAAAACTTTTCATCTTTAAGTAATAAAAGTATGTGGTGTACTGGTGTAAAGAGATGTAATAGTTTTGTGGATTTCATATTTTTCATAACAGTTTGGACAACTGTACGAACAGAACCTCGCTTCGGCGGGGTTTTGTGTTATGCTTATCAAAAAGGAGTTAATATGCCAAAAGGTATCGGATACCCTAAGGGGATGAAAAAACCTAAGAAAAAAGGTAAAAAGAAAAAGAAGTAGTATGGCTGAGTATCAAGGTAAATCTGTAACATTAAATAAACCTTCCAGGATTGGAAAAGGTGAACCAGGACATGGTCGTAAAAAGTTTAAGGTGTATGTTAAGGATGGCGACAAAGTTAAGAAAGTAATGTTTGGCGACCCTAACATGGAGATAAGAAAAGATAATCCGGAAGCTAGAAAATCATTTCGTGCTAGACACAAATGTGATACAGCATCGGATAAGACAAGTGCAAGATATTGGTCTTGCAAAATGTGGTAGGAGAGATATGGCCGGTAAAAGAGTAACTTGGAAATGGGGCGACAAAACTTATAGTGGAACTTTAATTAGGGAAACTAAAACACATAAGTATGCCAGGACCAAGAATGGTAAAACTAAGGTCATACGAAAAAAAGTTTAATTGAAAGTAGCATGCCCTAAGTGTGGCCTATACTTAATATACGATATAGACAGGTCTAAAATGACTTGTTTAAACAAAGAGTGCGAGGGATACAATAAATGACAAATGTTAAATTATGCTTTGCACAATCTTGTCATAATGTATTAAAACCACCTAAAAGAAAATTTTGTTCTGCTACCTGTTCTAAGGCCTACCATAATAAAAAATTTTACGCCCAACAACAAGGCGCAGTCTATGAACCCGAACATGATGGTAAACCTGTAGCACAACCTAATGTACAAAAACGAAGAGGTGTTGTGTATGATGCTCTTGTAGAAAAAGAGTTAGGACCATTAATACTTAAAGGTGATTTAAAAAAACAAGATGCCGCTGCACTCTTAGACTGTACAAAAGCTGCTTTATCCTATGCATACGCTGCATGGATTGAAGATATGGAGACTAAAGAAAAAGCAGAGAACTGGACTTTACCTGCTAAGGCAGAGAAGTCATTAGCTGACTTTAAGTTATTTAGAGATAGGTATTTTCAAACAGAGACTGGTGAACCCTACCAAACTCCGGAGTTTCACATTAGATGGATTAAATCTATTCTTGAAGCTATAGAACATGGAAATCAGCAGATGATACTATCTCCTCCACGACATGGCAAGACTGACCTACTAATTCATTTTGCTGTATGGCTCATAATTAAGAACCCTAATGTTAGAATATTGTGGGTAGGTGGTAATGAAGAGATATCTAAGAATGCTGTCGCTTCAGTAATAGACCAGTTAGAAAACAATGAAAAACTTATCGAAGAACTCTGCCCACCTGGAAAAAGTTTTAAACCAACTAGCAGAGCAGGAAAAGCGTGGTCGCAAAGTGGGTTCACTGTTGGCACTCGTACTGTTACCGGTATTAAGTCTCCTACCATGGTTGGTATCGGTCGGGGTGGAAAAATTCTTTCACGAGATTGTGATATTATCATAGGCGATGACTTAGAGGACCACTCTTCTACAATGCAACCTGCATCAAGAGAGAACACAAGAACCTGGTGGACAACAACTTTATCTTCTCGAAAAGAGGAACATACAGCTTTAATTGTTATTGGCTCCAGGCAACACTATGACGATTTATATTCTCATCTACTAGACAATGAAAGTTGGAATACAATAGTAGAAGAGGCACACGATACAGGGTGTACTTTACCCGATTGGAATGATGAAGCTCACCAAGACTGTATGTTGTGGGCAGACAAAAGAACTTACAAATGGTTAATGGGTAGAAAGTCTGCTGCAGAGACTACTGGTGGTAGAGCTATTTATGAGATGGTCTATTTGAATGTTGCAATGCCTGATGGTATGGCATTATTTGACAGCGTTGAGATAGAAGCATGTCGTGACCAAAGTAGAGAAATAGGGCAGGTACCTGCAGGAGTTAGGTTAATTGCAGGACTTGACCCGGCATCAGTTGGATACCAGGCTGCATTCTTATGGGGATATGACCAGGCATCTAACAAATTGTATATGATTGATATGGAAAACTCACTAGGTGGTGGTATTCCACAAGCATTAAAGATAATGAAAGAATGGTTTGTAAAATACAATCTAGCCCACTGGGTTATTGAAGAGAATGGTTTTCAGCGTGCAATTAGACAAGACCAATCTATTAGAGATTTCGCAGGTAAGCATGGTGTATTTTTAGAAGGTACGCAGACTTACTCTAACAAACATGACCCGATATTTGGTGTTACAGCTATGAGGCCATTGTTTGAACAACAACTAATTTCTTTGCCATATCTTGGATTTGAAGCCCAAGAAAAGGTAAACTTATATAAAAGTCAGTTGGTGTATTTCAGTTCTGCTCAAAATAAAAGCAGAAGTGTTGGACAAAAGTCTGACTTAGTAATGGCTAGTTGGTTTCCAATGAAAACTATTCGTAGACTTCAGAAGGAAAGACTTGCTACAATGGGACTTGAATATGAACCATCTTTTGGTGGATATGAAGGTAGTAACATAGATTTGGATAATTGGAGATAATGAAGACAGCAGAAGAAATTTACAGCAGGATATACGAGTTAAGAAGTCAACACGCAGATGTTATCAGTGAGAAAGATAAAATTAGAGCCATTATGAATGGTGGTGCTGATGGTATTAAAGCGTTGCTCGGTAAACAAATGCGAGACATGGACTATAACCAAATACCTGCACCTAACTTACTGCACTCCGCTATGGAACGATTTGCACAAAAACTAGGTAGAGCGCCGGATTTAAAAGTAGATATCTTTAATGATAAAGATAGTGAGAGAGCTACCAAGCGTGCAGAAAAACTTGAACGCATTGTGCATTCTTATGATGAAGCACAGAAATTAGATTTACAATTACCACAAGTTGGTCGATGGTTACCAGGTTATGGATTTGCTGTATGGGTATTAAAAGAAAAGAAAGATGCTAATGGTGTTCCTTATCCTTATGCAGAAATCAAAGACCCTTACATTTGTTATCCAGGATATTTTGGAGAAGGACAACAACCTAAAGAGTTAGCTGTTATACAACGCGTACCTCATAAGGCCTTAGTTGAAATGTATCCTAAGCACAAGAATGTTATTTTAGATGAGATTGATGCTGAATATAACACTATGGCTTATATGTCAAGTTATGACAAAACATGGGCTAACCAAAGTGGTACAGGTAAAGTTGTGGCAGAGTACTATGATGATGAAGGTACTTATATTTTCTTACCCGAAAATCAAATTATTCTAGACTTTATTCCTAACCCACTTAAATCCGGACCAAGATTTGTTGTGGCAAAAAGATTTAGTTTTGACCAAATGCAAGGTCAATTCCAACATGTTATAGGACTAATGGCTAATATGGCGAAGATAAATGTTCTATCTGTCATTGCAATGGAAGATGCTGTGTTTACAGAAACCAACATCATTGGCGAGATAGAAAGTGGACAGTATAAGAAAGGACGATTGTCAGTTAACTACTTGACACCTGGAAGCCAGGTATCTAAACCAACAAACAATCTACCCTATCAGCTGTTCCAACAGATAGATAGACTAGAAAGACATCTTCGTCTAGGTTCTGCATATCCAGTATCAGATGATGGACAAAGTCCTAATGCATTCGTTACTGGTAGAGGACTAGAAGAACTAGGCCAATCTGCATCATTACATGTACGAGAATATCAAGTTGTACTTAAAGATGCATTGGAGCAGATTGACACTAAGAGATTAGAGTGGGATGAGATTATGTATTCTAAAATGCGTAAGCCTCTTGCAGGATTTAGAAATGGAACTGCATTTAAAGAGACTTATGTACCAAGTTCTGATATTGCTGAAATGTATAAGACAAGAAGAATTTATGGTGTTATGGCCGGGTTCGATGAACCACAGAAAATTATTACAGGCCTACAGCTAAAACAACAGGGCATCATTGATACACAGACATTACAAGAAAACATGGATGGATTAGATAACATATCTCAAATCAATTCAAGAATTAATGCAGAGAGAGCAGAGAATGTTTTGTTTGAAAGTCTTATGGCACAAGCTGCACAAGGTAATCCTAAAGCAACAATGGCTGCTATTGAGATTAAGAAAAATCCTCAAAACATAAATAAAATTCTAGAAAAGTTCTATACTCCTGAGGGTGACGAGATGTCACCTGAGGAAGCCCAAATAGCGCAAGCTGCAGGACCGCAAGGCCCGCAAGGACCTCCTCCAGGATTAGCACAAGTGCTTGCCCAAGCTGCAGCACAAGGAGGTGGACAAGGTGCCTAAAGAATTTGACCCAATGGAAGAGACTGATAATCTTTTTTACAATATCATTAATGAAGAAGACTGGGATATAGAATTAGACTTTGATGATACAGACCCTAATTTAGAAGAACTTATTATTGATTTAGAAGGTACTCCGGCATTTTTTGAATACTTAGTTCCTGGACCTATGGATGGTGTTCTTATTAAAATAATGATGAGAAGATTAAATGAAACACAACAAAACAATTTTATGGAATTCTTTCAAAACATTGGAAACTTTTTAGAAGACGAGGATAAAAAATATGGTTAGATTAAGCGCATCAGAACAAGCTGCTAAAAAAAATACAGATTTAAAAGCTGACCCAGGATATGCAGACTTATATATTCCTAGAAAAGAAGGAGACGCAACAGGTTCATCCGGTATGGTAAATGATTTAGCTACTGGTCTAACTGCTGAAACTTCGGGAGAAGTAGCATCTGTACAGGGAGCTACACAAATGCAACCAAGTAGGCCTATGAAATTAGGAGAGCCAACTAAATTTCCAGGTGTATCTAATGTTAATGGATTACAAACTGGTACAGGTGGCGTACCTAAACCACAATTAGATTTTAATGGTTATATGGCCGGTCTCTTTGATAAATTTCAAGACCCAATAATTTTAGAATACTTCCAACAAAATGATGCAGCACCACAAGTTGTTGATACTAAACAAAATAACAGGTATGCCAACAAATTAAAGGAAAGCGATGCGGTCTAATGGTATATCATTCTCTGCAATGGACCTCGCTATTGCACATGCAGAAGATACGCTCAATAGGGTAAACTCTTACAAGCAGGGAACGCAAGAAACCAACTTAGAATTACAACAACGAATAGCTAACATGGGTAACGCCTACCCTACCCTACCGCCACAGATGGTAGTATATTCAGCATTAACAGGCTTAAATCCGGAAGATGACATGGCTTTGCAATTAGCTCAAAGAAATCAAGAGATACTTGCAAAGAAGTATGCACAGAAAATTGTTACTAAAGTAAATCCTTTTAAACGAGGTGTACAGTTAGGTATGCTTGCATTAGATGCTGCATTCCAACCTGTATCAAGAGGTTTCAAATCTGCAGTAGTTGCTGCACAAGAAACTGGACAATCAGTTCCACTTACAGTAGCAGGTGCTACATTAGGTGGTTTAGCTGAAACTTTTGTAAATCAATCTCCAGGACAAGAAGGTAGAACAACAGCTAATTTTCTAAGCAAAGTATTTAATCCTAGTGTTGGTGAAGCATTTATAAATGCAAGAGAAAAGTATGGACCAACAGAACTTAATTTAGCTTTGCAACAAATAAAGAAAAAGAAACCTCTTAACCTAGGTACTGGTTATTTACCATCTTCAATAGATTTAAGACAGACACAAACTTATCTTGATGAAATAAGAAAAGGTTCTGACGAAAGAACTGCAATGACAAGAGCTGCAGATATTTATGGTGCGCCAATTACAGAAGTGTTTGATAAAAGAGAAGACCAATTTAAATATCAAACAAAAACTGGAAAAGAGATAGACATATCTCCTGGACGAGTTGTTGCTGCACAAATGTTAGAGCCAGGTTCTACAGGATACAGTGTTGTCTCCGGTATTATTGATGGTGTCTTTAGAGTTGCAGCAGACCCAGTAAACCTAGGCCTTGCTTATGGTGCAGGTGTTAAAAATGCAATGAGAACAATGGTAAGTGCTAATACTAAATCATTAAAAGCTACTGATGATGTCACAAAATTTTCTAAACAATTATTTAAAACATTTTTGCCGGGAAAAACAGGTAAACAAAATAGAGCTATTTTTTATGGTAGAACACTAGATGATGTTAGAGCTACAGGATGGGGACAAAACTTTGGAGAAGCAATAGCAAAACTTAATGGCGATGAAGGTATGTCTTTCTTAAATGATATTCCGGAATTTAGAAATATTCCTATGTCAGTAAAGAAAGTACTTTTAGAAGTAGATGACCCTATACATGTATGGGATGTACTTGATGTTGTTGCTAAAGGTGGTAATTTAACTAATACACAATTAGACAATATGTTTACAATGATTAAATCTTATGTACCTAAGAAAACACAAATAGAACTTGATAGAGCTATACAACAAAGCAAGAATAATAAAAACTTTGGTCTAGGAGCATTGCCTGCTAAGCCTACAGTTACTGGTGAATTCTTTAACTTTGTTGGTAAATTAATTACTGGTCAAAGTACAGATGTTGCACCTATGAGAAAATTTGCAGGGATGTTTCAATCATCACAACCTGCTAAAGGATTGCTTGGTGTTGGCGCACAAATGCGTATGTCATTACCAAAACACATGCAAAGAGCTATGTCACTAAGACCACAAACTACAGCAATCATTAGTCAACTAGATGAAACAGCCTGGAACATAGATACAAACTTAAAGAATGCATTTGTTGATAGTAAGACTAGAGGTAAATATGCGCAGGAAACATTAGCTGCAAAATCACAATCAGAGCTAGATGATATTGTAAACAGAGTTAATCAGACGATTGCTAAATCAGTTGGTGAGCAAAACCCTAACTTGTTAGTGGATGTTGAAAGTCTAATTAAACAACAAGAAAACTTTGGCGCAGAAATGGAAGAACTAAGAAGTTATTTTAAAGGCACTACTGGTGGTTCATTATCTTTTAATGGTGTAATGGTAAAAAAGAAATACAAAAGAATTATTAACGACTTAGAAGGACATTTTAAAAGTTTAGGTATTAAGTATGATATTGACCAAGTAGAAGAGTTTGTATTTGAAGCAGTACCTAGTATGCACATGCTGTCACAAGCAGGTTCAACATTCGCAACAATTATAGACCCACAAGATGTAGTGCGAGCAACTAAAGCTCATCAAACATTAATTGGACCTACTGATACTTATTTAAGAGCATGGCTAGATAAGCCTAAAAATTTAGCAGAAGATTTTAACTGGACTGACTTTCTAAAAGTTCCTAGAAAAGCATTGTTAGATAATGTATCCGCGAACAAACTTACTTTGAAACCAAAAGGTCCTAAAGAAACTCTGTTAGATTATGTACAAAACAACATATTGAAACCTTTTTGGATGATACGACTTGCTCTCATGTTGAGAATAGCTCCCGAAGAAGCTATGCGTGCTGCATTCGGTGGCAAAGTAAACTTTATTACACATCCATTTCAAAGAATGGCCTTAAACTCAAATAAACAATTTGGTTTATTTGGAGATGAAGTTAGAGCAAATGAAGTAGCACAGTTGTACAACAACTTAGGTGAAATAGTTATGACTACAAGAATGGGTCCGGATGATATTGAGTTCTTAAAGAATATGATTGATGTAGATGACATAAAACAATTTCAAGCTATAGATTACAATAGGTCCCAAAAGTTAATAAAAACAAATCTACTAGAAACAAATCCACAAGGTGTTGTATCAGATTACATTGTTGATGCTGCAGTTAATAACTTTGATTTAAGAGATTTAAGATTTGCAGAGTTAACTGAAAAAGCATTTAAAACAAAAACTAAAAAAATAAAAGCTAATGCTAAAGGAAATATAGAGGGATTTGATGGAGTAACTTATAACTCTATGGGTGAAGCATTTATAAAATCCGGTGGGTTTACAACTGACCTAGATGAAAGAAAATTTATTGACTTACAAACAAGAAAACTTGCAGAAGGAGATGCATTCGTATCACCTTATAAAGATAAAGAGTTTAGCTTAGGTCAACTTGGAGACATAGAAACAAAAGCAAAAGAACTTAATATAAGCCCTGCAGAATATATAGACCAACAAATAGACAATGTGTTTTTAGATGATGACACTATTGGCCTGTTGTCTAAACAAAGTCATGTTATAGGAACTTATCAAGATGATGCAGGAAACTTTATGATTGATGTATCTGTTGCATTACAAGGTGAAAATGCTATTGCTAATGCTGTGTACATTGGAGCTAACTCATTTCAAGAAAGTGTATACATCGCTAATAGAGAGCTTGCCGAAAAAACAGGATTTGGTAAACCATTAATGGATGATAATTTAATTTATCTATACAGCAAAGTTAAAGGAGATGGTTATAAAACTGCAGGAGATATAAATATAGATACAGTTCTTAATAAGCCAACTATGGAAGCAATGTTTAAATCTAACTTTGATGCATTAGGACTAACAGTAGAAGAAGTTCAAGGTGCTGCTAAGGGTATGCCTGGAGGAAGTTTATTTAGTACAGATGAAAGTTACATGGCATCTATGGGTGAAGCTGCTATTACTAGAGGATTACTTGATGGAAGAAAAGATTTAGGAGAGAACTTAATGATTAGTGTTGATAAGTATTTACCTACTGGAAACATTAACCCTAGATACTGGGAAGCATTGTGGGAAGAATTGTACTTACTTGCATCAGACCCAATAGTTGTACCACTTGTTAATAAAGGTATAGATGACACAATGATATATCTCAGAGGTGAAGGAAAAGAAACCTTAGAAGAATTAGTTGCTAGAAGTTTTAATCCGGAAGATAAATTATATTTACAAAGTGACAAAGCATTAAGAGAATATTTAGAAAGCCTCCAATACAGAGTTGCACAAACTGTAGGAAATCCTACTGCTAAAATAATAGACCCAAGAACAGGTAACGAATTATCAGCAGAACTTGCTACAAGAGTTTGGTATCAGAATGGACAAAAACAATATCCTAAGTATATTGCTGATATGTCTGTAGGTTCTAATACAAAGATATTTCAGTTTATTAAAAATGGTGGTGTTATGGATAATAAAGATTGGTTACGATACAAGACACATATCCAAACATTTAAATTAAAAGAACGAGGAACAAACAATCAAGAATTTTTCAAACAATTTATCAAGCTGTTTAAACAGGAAGTAGATGCACAAGATTTAGGGCCTAAAGTATTGCCAAGAAGATTTGACCTACAAAATAGAATATCTGAAAGTGGAACAATGATTGTTGGTGAAGAGATACAAGCAGCAGGATACTTAGCTGATGTTAGATATGGTAATGATGCTTTCAACAGTTTATTGGAAACTGGATACAATGCATTGATATCTAAACCATCTAACTACTTAAACAGAGACCCATTATTTAGATATGCATTCTATGAAAATGCTATAGAGGTTATACAGTATATGGACGATGCAACTAAAGCAAAGTTTTTAAAAGGTGCAGAACCTTGGATTGATGGTAACAAACTATGGGATGAATTAATTGAAGCTGCTAAACAACCATCATTAGAGAATACTGTTACTAGCTTGCCACAAGCAGAAGAGTTATTAAAGACTGCAGCTATGAATGAAGTTAAAACATTATTCTATTCTGTATCACAACGACATGTTGCTTCAGACTTATTTTCTAAATACATTCCTTTCCCGGAGATATGGGCAGAGGTATTCCAATCATGGGGTAAATTAATTACAGAAAACCCACAAAAATTTAATAGAGCAAGAATAACAGTAGACAATGGTACTGAAGCTAAACCTTGGGACAGTGAGAATGGTTTCTTAGAGAAAGACCCATCAACAGGAAAACTTATGTTTAACTATGTTGATGTATTTAACATACTCACATTAGGTTCATTCAAAGCATTGGGTAGTGTTATTCGTGCATCGGGAGTTAAAGAAAACTTACCGGATGCTATTACTTCTCCATATCAAACAGCAGTATTTGGAGAAAGTCTAGAAGATGAAGGTGTACGAGCTACAGCTCCTGGTTACGCATCGGGACTTAACTTGATTGCACAGAATGGTTTTGCTCCTGGATTTGGACCAGTAGTAACATTCCCAATGAGAATATTCTTAAATGCTATAGGTGCGCCACAATCTGCTCGTAAGTTTTTCTTAGGAGAGTATGAAAGTTCCGGCCAGTTATCAGACCAAGGACCTGCATGGTTAAAAAAGTTTTTAACCTGGGAAAATTCACCAGATACAGATTTACAAAATGCATTTGCTACAACAACAATGGACTTATACAGTTCTTATGTACTTGCAGGATTAGTTGACCAAAGTGACCCAATAGAAGTTAACAAATTTATAGATAGAGCATTAAAACAAGCAGGAAATATTTATATTATACGAGGTGCGGCACAGTTCTCATTACCTACTGCAGTCCAACCAAGAATAGAAGTAGAAGATAAAAATGGAACATGGTGGGGAACACAAGTATTAGTAAATAAATATCAAGAAATGTTAATTAAAAATGGTTATGACAACTTTGCTGCACAAGAAGAGTTTATAGAAAAGTTTGGTATTAACCCTATACCATTGAAACAGCCTAGCTCTTACAAAACTGGTAAACAACCTGTGAAAGAAAATGCATTCTTTTGGTGGCAACAAGATGATAGAAAAAGATTATTAGAAGCTGATGCGTTACCTAACACTGCTTATTATATTCATCCGGATAAAGTAGAAGACGAATTGTTTTGGCCTGCATATTATCAAACAAGAAGCCAAGGACTGCAACCGGAGGAGTTTGGTAACTTTATGAGACACAGTCAAGCTATTTTTGAGTATGAAAAAGGTAAAAGAGATATAAAAGAAAATGTTCCGGATAGTTTACAAAGAGAAAAAATATCAGACCTTAAAGCAGAAATAGAAGAAGATTATGGATTTGATTTATTTAACTTTCAAGGTAAACCTAAATCTGCATCAACAAGAGAGTTATATGCAGAACTTGCTAGATGGGGTGACTATGAAGAGACAAGACAAAGCCCGGAGTATCCAATATTAACTGAGTACTTAGATTACAGAAATCAAATTATTGATGTATTATTAGATGGAGGAAGTTTTACTTATAAGGGTGAGACTATGTATGTCTTTAGCCCAACTAAGAAGTCAAGAACATTAAATGGTGTAGGCGAAGCACCAGTAAGAGCTAGAGAGATTATGACAATAATTTGGCAAGATTTGGTAACTAAAGGTAAAGATACTAACTTCCCACAGCTAGCTAATGAGGTGCTATTCTATGAGATAAGCCCTAATAATAGTGCAAATACAGGAGATTAATAAATGGAAGATGATTTAATAGACGAGTTGTTACCTGAAGAAGAAGGTACAACAGAAGAACCACAGAAAAAATATGCATCTATAGCTGAACTAATAAGCCAGTCATTTGCACAACCACTGTATTTCTTTACTGTTGAAACTCCTGGACCTACAAAAAAAGCTAGAGGAACAATAGAAAAGTTATGGTCTATAACAGAAGTTATGGAGAACACAGACTTTTCTGCGTTTATATCTGATGACACAAGAGCTAAGTATGCAGACATTGTTGCTAATCCTAATGTAGATGCACAAGCTAAAGTAGTAGAACTTATAACAGATGTATATGATGACATATCAACTGGTAAAAAACAATATGTAGTAGAAGCTGAAGGAACATTTACCCAACCAGGAAAAAATACAATAATTACTTTTAATGAAAATAAAACAACTGGTGCGACATTATCATATAAAGATTTTGCAGAAGGTGTAGAAAGCACAAGCACTGAAGAAATAGTTTTAGCAGAAGAAGTTGAAGAAGCGTCAAAAACTGCACAAGATATACAAGCAGCACAAGGTGCTATTAGAACAAGTCATCCAACTTGGGGTTATAAAACTACAAAAGATGGTTTGATACAAAACTCTACAGGTGAATTTGTACCTGCTCCTTTTTGGAAAGGTAATGAGTACAGTATGTTCAGTGACATGGACCCATCAGAGATATTTTCATTACAACAAAAGATGGTTCGTGCAGGAATGAAAGCTCCTACTGTAGAACAGTATGGACAATGGAGTGATACAGAAGCCAACTTTATGTCTGCAGTATTTATTAAAGCTGCTGATGATACAGACTTTAGTTGGGAAAAAGATATGGCAGCAGGACTACCTGCTTACACAACTGCATTACAAGAACTGATGGATGAGGTAGGCCAAACCGAAGACTTTATAAAACTACTTAATGAAGCTAACTATTTACAATCAGAACCTAATGTTTCACCTGCTCAAATACAACAATTATTAGACCAGGCTGCAGCAGGATTAGGTATAACATTGACAGCACAAAACTTAGTTGACTATGGAAACTTAGCAGTGCAGGCCTATGGTCAAGCAGCAGCATTAGAAAAAGATTTTCAAGGTTCTTTAATTACAGATAGAGATGTAATACTAGGAACTACATACAAAGACATAAGAGCTGTAGAAGAAGGTGAGTTCCCAAGATATCTAAAAGGTTCTGCAGTACCTTTAGTCTTACCATCATACGAATACTTGATGGGCCAAAAAGGACCACAACCGGAAGTTAAATCTGCATTAGAAATTGTTACAGAAGCCTTAGAAGCAAGGCCGGAGATACAACAGCAACAAGCTGCTAATGAAGACTTACAAGATATTAAATACTCAACTAATTTATTTGAAGCATCTATGGGTGCTATAGAACTAGGAGATGGATAATGGAAGAAGATAATAACAATCAAGATATATTCGGAGAACTAGATTGGTATAGAGGTAAGACTATAGAAGAAATGCGTAGTGACTTAATTTTATTAGCACAAGGTAAGTATTTTGATAATGACCAAGACTATGCAGCTTTTACTGATAATCCATATAACAAAGGACCTAAATTAGATGGTAATAAAAATGTATCTATTATTAGTGGTTTTGATTTAAACGACCAAGCACCCGAAGGACCTGGACCTGAAGAGTATGCAACTATGGATGATGAACAAATAGTATCTTCATACATAACTAGCATTAAAAAGTTTCCACCAATAGTTGAAATTAAAGACCAGGAAGCATTTGCTGAAGCAGTTTTACCTGCATTAGATAACATGAACAATGTTGCAGAATATTTTACAACAGGTGAAGGAACCAAAGATAGCCCAATGGGAAGCAAAATTAATTATGGCAATGGGATGCTTATAGCTACAGAGATGCAGACAGGTGCAATATTAGACTATGTTGATGAAGGTTTTAAAAATACAGGAGAGTTTTATGCTTGGTATTTGAATGACCTTGCAAATCTACAAGTAGTATTGCAACCAGGCCAAACACAAGCAGAAGACTTTAGTGTTGTAGATGAAGGTTTTTATGATGATAAAGTAGATGCTCCTAACAGTAAGTTCTCACAAAGGCCACAAACACAGGCTGATGACAGCGTGTTTAAACAAGGTGATAAAAGCCTTGTAGATAAAGGCAATGAGTTTTTTGCTAATCAACCAGTAGGACCAGTAACACAAAGGATTAGAGATGGTTTACCTGGATTTGAAAAAGCATTCTACAACAGTACAGTCGCACCTGCTAAAAGATATTATCAATTGTTAAAGATGATTACACAAGTTGGTAAGAGTACTGTACAAAATATAGGTGGAGGTTTAGCTGAAACTGGTAAGTTAATTGCTGATACTCCAGGAGCAGTTGCAGATAAAGTAAAAGAAGGTGTTGAGAACATACAGGAAACTGCAGAGAAAACACCATCCTTACTAGAAGTAATGCAAATGCTTAGAGATAAACCTAGCATAAAAGAAAGTTTGCCGGAAAATAAAAATGAGTAAGACAAAATTAGAGTTGCTTAAAGAAGAAGCATCTAAAGCAATACAGGAACAAAGAGCTAAGAGACAGAAAGCAAACTAATCTATGGCGGAATATGGCAATAGAGAAATTGGAATTATCCAGGATGCTTTAAAAGAAATTTATGACGAACTAATTAATGGTGGTGCAAGTGAATTTCGTCAACAAATACTAAATACTTTACTTCAAGGTAGACCCGACAATTATTACACAACACATATCAATACTCTTGAAGAAGCCTTTGAACCTTTAGAAAATACTTTTGGACAATTAAATTTAAGCACAATGATGAATTATGCATTTGCAAACTTAGAAGTCTTAGTTGAAATGGAGGCTTTAGATGATTTGACAGAACCTGCACAAATGTGGACAGGATACGATGAAACATCGGAAGCAGTATTAGATATAGCAAATGAACTTAATGAAAATTTTGATTTTGAAATAGATACAAACCAAGATATATACGATGTAACAAGAGAGATGACTGAACAACTACAAGGTAGCAATATAAAAGTACAAGACATTCCTCTTGCTTTAGATATGCAAATAAGAACTCTTGACGAAATGAAATATTTTGAGATTGGTTCTATGTACTCTGCATGGTCTTCAACAGAAGTAATGAGACCTTTTACTGTGCAGCTTGTAGAAGTTTATAACCAAATAGAAAACTTACCGGAAGAACTTATAAACGAATTGTATGTTGATATAGCAGATAGTTTAAGTCTGAAAGAAGGCCCTAGTGATTATTTAAGAGCGTATGATAATCCTAATAACAGTCAAGCTAAAGCTGTAAAGAATGTCATTAAGTACTATCTAGAACAATTAGGAAGACAACAAACAGGATATGTTAATTTTAGTTCTGTTGACAATACATTTTACGATGGTGGAATAATGATGGATTTCTATGAAGCAACAGACCAAGTAGCTACTGATGTAGGAATTGCTATAAAATCTAATATAAATCTTTTTTTACAAAATGCTGTAGAACCTACTCAACTTTTAAATAGTGTAAAGTCTTTTCAAGGAGTAACTGCAGATGACTTTCCATATCAAATTGATAAAGGTTATATGCAAGCCTACAACGAGATTATAGGTACACAGATAATAAACAATAGAGGTATTAAAGATGTCAACGCTACAGTAGATTATGTTGATAGGTATGATTTATCAATAGAAGACTTTGCAGAAGAACTTGATATAAAAATAAAAAGCACACCTACAAATGTTGTAGATGAAATAAAATCAACTATGATTGGCTACGAAAATCAAGTAAAAGCATTTAAAAATTTAGACAAAAATGTAATTGGTGAATTACCAGTAGAAAAAAATTCTCAATTATTTAGTCAAAATATTCGAGAAAGACCCGATAGTATTTCTTATGATGAATTTATCAAAAACTATCCTGTTGAAGAACTTGGTCCAATACCTTTTTATGAAGGAACAGGTAACACATTAACTCCTGATGATTGGTTAAGAGAACAAAATGGCACAGGTTATCAGTTAAAAGAAGGAGTAACTCCTGAAGAATTTAGAAAAAGTTTAGATAATTTTATAGAACAAATAGATAATCCACATATAAAAGAAGGTTTGTTATCAAGATACAGAAAATACGATAAATTATCTGAAGGCATAATAGACCAAACAGTTAAGTCCAGAATACTAGGTGCTGTTAATCAAGATGTTTTTTATGATGTAATAGCATTTAATGATGATTTATATACGACAAAAAAAACAGAGGACATGGCTATTGTTTTTGATGGTTGGACAGAACCTACTCCTTTTGAAGATATGGCTTTAGCAGAAATGGAAGATTGGGATTGGGTATTAGATGAACAAGGAAATAAAGTTGAACCTATTGACCCAAGAAAAAACATACAAGGCATGGATGAGTATGACAAAACATTAAACCAATACTACAAATATTACACTGAAGAAATTACAGACACACCTACAAATGTAGTAGATTTAGATGAAGTAATATCTCAGTCAGATGGTGTAGATAATCTAAACAAATCTAAAGAGATTATGCAAAAGAACCCTGGCTTTTTTAGAAAAGTATTCAATGTACTAGAGAAGTTAGACATAGGTGACCAGGTAATAACTAAAGCAATAGCTAAAGGTCTACCTGCATTAGGCCTAGCTTCAGCGGCACCAGGAGCAGCAATAGCTTATGGAGCTTATGAGATTTCAATATTACTTACAGATGCAGCACAAGCATACAATAAGATGCAGACAACTGACGAAGGTTTTTGGGATAACTTTGGTGAGCTGTCTGATAAGTATTCAATAGCTTACAAAATAAGTAAACCTGTGTATGATATAATACTAGATAGCTTAAATGACGATTTGACTACAGAAGGACAGGATGAAGAAATATTATTTTCTTTCAATAGGTAATGCTTACTAATCAATTCATATTTCAACCCGAAAGGCTCATCGAAATAGATGGGACTATATACGCTGTCTTCTTTGACACAGATGAAGAACTAGGTGATTTTCCAATACTAGCTAAAGTGGATAGCAAATCATTTATCCAAACAGGTGCAAACATTGAACAGATGGATGACCAAAAATTTGTACAAACATTTGGTTATGTATTTAGAGGACACGAAGATTTACTGGTATCAGAGATACAAACTGGTGCAGAACAAAAAGATTACAGAAGCATTATGGATGTACAAGAAAACTTATTAGAACAAAGAGCTACAGAAAATGGCATGCAATGGTTACTAGATGGTGATGTACAAGCTGCATTTTTAGCTGCAACTCTTACTGGTGTACCAATATCAACAGATGATTTAGCAGATACAGAGTGGTATCAAAGTACTACAGAAGAACAAAGGGACTACATGGTTAGATATTATGCAGACCCTAATGCTATAGAAGAAGAGATAGCACAGAACATAATAAACATTCGAGAGACTTTACTATCTAAAGATATGAAAGGGCCTGTTAACGAACTAGCTAAAGCATTAGCTTATGGCCTAACAACAAAAACATTTAAGACTATTGAAGAAGTAGATATGTACATTGACTTCATTGATGACAGTACATACTTAGATTTACTAGGTGGCCCGGACTTGTTACCGGATAACTTACAAAAATTTGTAGGAAAGTTTACCGGTGTCAATGCAGGACAAGCTACAACAGCTAATCTTATTACAAGCAAACTTGGTGCGTCTGCACTAGAAAGTTACAAACAAAGTGGAGAGTTTGTAAAGATGGCTGCACAAGTTAAAGCAGGAAATGAAGCAGGTATAAGAGCAGAGTTGCAACAGATACATGATACATTGTATCCATCATTTGCAGGTTCTTCCTGGTCTACTTGGAACCCACAGTATTCAAATAGAGCATCAAAACTTATTAATGGTACATCCGGTAATCAGATTGTGTCATTAACTAATGAACAACAAGAAGAGGTTAATCAGTTAATTATAGATGCAGGTGGTAACTTCCAGGAGTTTGATAAGTTAGTAAGAGCTAAATATATAAATAGCCCTGGTGTTAAGAATGCATTCTTAAATGATATTGCAAGAAAGATACCACAATCATATTCGGGAGTATTCTAAGATGACAAAACAAGAGATTATTGCATTACAAAATGAACTAGGTGTAACACCCGATGGTATCATTGGACCACAAACTAGAGCTGCAGCAGCTGCAAAGATACAAGGTTCTGTATCTATTGCTGAAGCACAAGCACAATCAGAAAAGTTTGGTGATATAGCAGGAACAACTGGACTGGTATATGGTTCAGATGCTCAACCTGCAACTAACAATGCACCTGTAGAGAGTAATGATAATGAAACATCTGATGCTTTAAGTGCAGCAGAACAAGCATTAAAAGAGGCTGAAGCAGCAGCAGCAAAAAGAATTCAAGAATTATTAGACGCTTTAAATAACCAATCAAATCAATATCCACCTCCAGGAGGAGCTAGTGGACCTTCTTTCGAAACAGAAACACAGTTTTACACTCCTACACTTAGTGATGCACAAGCATTATTCCCATACTTTCCAGGTAACATTTTAAATATTATCTTAGATAGTTGGGTGGATAGTGGAAGTATTGACTTGGCTATCGCACAAGGTAGAGCATCAGAAGACTACGCTAAAACATTCCCTGGTATTAAAAGAGAAGATGGTTCATTAAGGATGACAGAGATACAGTATCTAGAACTTAAAGATGCTATGAAAGATAGTTTAAGAAACTACAATTTAAATCCGGACATATTCCAAAATGAAATTATTGATGCGATACAAGGAGATGTAGATATAAAAGAGTTTCAAGGTAGATTGCAATTCGGTTATGAACAATTAATAAACAATAGAGATATTGTACTTGAAGTATATAGAGCAGAGTATGGTATGGACTTAACAGAAGAAGCTCTATTCGCTATGTTTATTTCACCGGAGATTGCAACATCAGTTTTAGAAAATCAAATATTAGTATCACAAATACTAGCTGAAGCAGAAGTTGCCGACATAACCTTAGGTAAATCTACAGTACAAGACTTTATATCTGCAGGAATTAGTCAAGAACAAGCAAGAGGTTTATTTAGAGAGACAGAACAACTAAGTGGATTGACTGGTGTAGCTGCACAAATGGGCCAAGACTTATCAGAAGAAGACATTGCTAGTGGTTTAGCAGGCCTTAGTCCGGAACAATTAGGTTTAATAAAGAGTGCAGAAGCTAGGTCAGCTTCACAATCTTCTGTTCAAGCAGGTGCTGCAACAACACAAGCAGGACAAGTCACCGGATTAATTGAAGAATAGATACTTGTTTAAACAGCTTGCATTTTTAAATTACATGATATAATAACTATTGACGCTCTACTAAGGCCGGGCGGTTAAACTAGACCTAGGATACGAGAACTGTCTTGATGCCTACATACAAGACACGCAAAATAAATAACATGTAGCAGAAATCAGTGCATTACATAGATGGCACTTGCTTAAATATTATTTATAGAAAAGGAGACAATACATGTCTGAAGAAATAACTAACGAAACCGATGTTCAATCTACCTCGGAAGATAAGAACTGGAAAGCAATTCGAGAAGAGAACAAAGCTCTGAAAGAAGAACTAGCACAGTTTCAAATCAAAGAGAGAGATACACTATTCCAAGAGATTGGATTAGACAGGACTAAAGGTATCGGTAAAGCAGCAGACCAAATGTACGAAGGCGATTTAGCTGCAGATGCATTAAAAGCATTTGTGACTGAAGAGTTCGGAGAAGAAGTATTTGGACAGCAAGACAGTTTTCGTAATACAGTCAATGCAGGCCAAGAGAGATTAGATAATCTAGCTAGCCAAGCACAAGCTGTAAATGCTAACATAAGCGTACAAGAACAGATAGCTGAAGCTCAGAAATCCGGCAGAGTTAGAGATAGTATTGCTTCAAAAATGAAAGCTCTAGACGAGCTAAAAGAAAAGTAGTTTAGGAGAAAATCTCCTAAACAGAATTAGGAGAAAAAAATGGCAGCTATAGGCTCACCAGACCCGATTTCAGTATCTGAAATCAACAACTTTACAGGTGAACTTTTCAAAGTTGGTGCGAGAAGAACCCCTTTACTATCCATGGTGGGTGGTTTAAGTGGTGGTAAACTTCTTAACTCTCCTGTTTTCCAAACCCAAAAAGTAGATACACCTACAGTCAACTCTTATACAGCAGTTGCTGAAGGTGGAACACCTGCTTACTTTGGTAGAAGCAGAAGTTCTGCAATAGACTGTGTGCAAATTTGGAACCAAGGTATTAAACTTACCTATTCCGCAATGGCATCTACAGGCTATTTGAACTCACAAGCTATGGAAACTGGAACCAAAGCCTTTGAAGGTACTAACCCAATTAATGACGAAATGGCATTTCAATTAGAAGAACTACTTAGCAAAATCGCAAGAGAAGTTGAGTACGAATTCTTTAATGCTACTTTCAATGATGGAACAGATGGTAACCCAAGAGAGATGCGTGGCATCGCTGAATGGGTAGCTAGCGGAAATGGTTCATCAGCCTACGCACACGATACAGATGGAGATGGAGGAGGTACAGCACAAGGTCTTGACTTTGATGCTATCGCCGAAACATTGAAATTAATGTATGATGCAGGCGCACCAATGGCAAACCCTGTACTCTTCGCAAGACCAGGTTCAATCTTAGACTTGAACCAAAACCTTGTTAAGAGTGGTTCTAATCAAATGGCAATCTTGCCAAGAGATAGAAATGTTGCAGGCGTAAACATTGACACAATCATAACTCCATTCGGAAATATTGGACTTGCAGTGAACGAATATGTTCCTGCTGACCAAGCATTCGTATTGGATATGTCTTACCTAGATGTTTGTTTCTTAAACATCCCAGGAAAAGGCGGAGTATTCGTAGAGGATACAGACAATGATGATGCAGCCGCAGTATCAAAGCGTGTCTACATGGAAATTGGTCTTGATAAAGGACCTGCCGAGTATCACGCAGTTATCAATGGCGTAAGCTAAAGATAAATATTTGAAGATTGGGGTGGAATTCCACCTCCACCCTTTTCTTCTGTTAGAATAATAAAAAAAGATTTAGGAGATTAAATGCCAGTTGCAGGTAAAAGTTTATATAAAACAAAAGGTGTATTAATAGATATATCTGAAAATGCTACAACATCGACTGCTGTAGATACAGATGGATTATTGTTATCGGGAATTATATTCCCTGCCGCTATGACAGGAACTGCTCTTACTTTTCAAGTAGCTTCAACAAACACCGGAGGTAATTTTAAAGCATTAAAAGAAACCGATGGAACAGATGTAACTTATACAGTTACTGCTGATGCTCATGTTAGGATTGACCCTAGCGGATGGGCCGGAGTAGGAGCTATCAAAGTAATATCAGATGCTACAGAAACAGCAGACAGAAAATTAAATTTAGTATTCCACTCAGCATAAAGGAGTAAGATGAGTACAACTATAGAAAACCTCATAGATAGGACTTTTAGAGAGTACCTTGAACCTATGGAAGACATGGTTAGCTATACAGTTTTAAGTGGAGCTTTGTCAGCTAGCGATACCTCAGTTGGTTTTAATGGAGATTTGCTTTCTATAGAAGAAGAAGATGCCTTAGATGCAGGAACAATAATTGAAATAGGCCAAGAGCTTATGATTTGTACAGAACTAAATGCTGTTACAAACAGTATTACTGTAACTAGAGCAGCAAGGGGAACTACTGCAACAACACATGATGCAGGAGATGTAATAAAAATTACTCCACAATTTCCTAGAGTAAATGTTTTTAACGCTGTTAAAGACCAAATAGAAAATTTATATCCAACACTATATGCAGTAGAGACACAAACAATATCTAGTGCAGTTGGTTATGTAGCCTTAGAAGGTGCAGATGATAATAGAATTGTTGCACCACTTAAAGCAGTATCACAATACCAAGAGCTAGACGCAGGTAATCAAACCACAGTACAGTTTAGAGGAGTTGCTATGGAGCTTATAGATGTACCAACTTCTGTAACTGCATCCGGTAAAGTTGTACAGTTTAGTGGCGTAAGTACTGGTGTAAATGTTCACTGTACTTTTAAAAAGAAATTTGGAGAAGTCTCTTTAGAGACAACAACACTTGCTGATATAGGATTAGAGACAGAGTATGAACCTATTATTATGGCAGGAGTTGCTGCACAGATGATAGCAGGTAAAGATATACCTACTTATACATCAGACTACATTACAGAACAAATGGCTGTAACTAATTACCCAGTTAACTCATCTAGTAATATAAGAAATTCTTTATTGCAATATCAACAAGTACTCATTAATCAAGCAAGAAAAGATTTAAGAGCTAGATATCCGGAGCCTGTCAGTTTAAACAGCGTGGTATATCCTAGTGCCTAGAGTAGCTACAACCCTTAGTGTAAATAATCCTAAGAGATTAGGATATGATATTCGCCTGGACTTAAACTTATACAGAACAGCAGTAGGACCTGGTAGAGAAATGACCATACAATCTTCTAATGTTGAAGAGGGGAATATAAATGTTAAACAAAATGCAGAAGACTTTACTTCTAACTTAGGTCGTATATATTCTAGAAATAATTTTAGTGGTGGCCAGGGACTAGATACAGCACATAGGGCTAATGGTACTCCTAAAGATACAACAAGGTTTTGGGATAGTAAAGGTGTAGATGTATTTCATGGAGATGATGAAAATTCTTACAATGTACATTTGCTACACACAACAGCATCAGAAAGCATTAGTTTCAGTGGTACAAATAACTACTTAGCACAAACTACTAATGGTGATATGTATGTAACAGACCAAGCAGTAATATATAAATCTACTGATAATGGTGATACCTGGGCTGCAGTTACTACAGGACTTACAATAGATTATAACTTTACAGGAGCAGCAGCAGTCGGTGACCAAGTATATTTTACTACTGCTAATGGAACTACTAACTCTGAACTTATACAATATGATGGAACTACATGGACTGAAAATCCAACAGACCAATCTTCTAATGCAGGACTTACAGGAATTTGGTTCGCTAAAGGACAGGTATTTATATCCGGAGACGATGGAACTGTAGAATATTTATGGGCAGTTAGCCCTTTTAATAAGAGTTGGACTTCATCAGACTTAGCAGAAGCTGATGCAATACTTACATTTGAAGATAGCCATCATGTGTCACAAGTTGTAGATGCAGGAGCAGTTGTTTTAGCTGCCTCTACAAATGGTGATATATATTCTATTAAAGATGTTGCAGGAACTATGACACTTAAAGGACAAACAAATATACCTTTTGAAGAAGTACATTGTATAGCTGCTTCTGAAGGCATAGTATTTTTTGGTACTAAAGAAAAGTCAAGAGGTGTAGGTAGATTTTACAGAGCAGACTTAACAGTTGCAGATGACTTATATGTATTAGCTAACAGACAGTTGGTAAAAGAATGGGTTATTACAGGAGTAGATACAACACCTAAACACATGTTTGTATCCAGGGATAGTGTTTACTGTGGCATAAAAGAAAGTGCTAGTGAAAGTTATCTATGGAGATATTACTTGCCTACTGCAGGATTTGCTAGAGATTTAGAAATAGGAGCATCGGGTTTTATAACAGGAATTACACAAGCTGATGGTAAATTTGTTATCTCTGTTGCAGGTGAAGATATATATAGAGAGACATCTGTATATGAGAGTGAAGGATATATTATGATGTCGGCAGCAGATTTCTTTACTGCAGAGAGTAAGCAGTTTGTTGGTGCAGAGATATCTACATTCGATATGACTAACGCTGTAACTGCAGAATTATTTTACTCAACAAAATTTGAAGCATTAGACAATGCTAATGATGCTTCTTTCGTAAGAGCTTTAACACAGTCATCCGGTATAGGAGATGAAGAAAAACAAATAGCTGAAGTGTCTAGATACATTATAGGTAAGTTAGTTTTAAAATCAGATGATGGTGTAGACACACCAAAAATTAAATCAGTACAGTTTCGTGCATTAGCAAGACCGGAACTTGTAGTTGCACAAATACCTATAAACATATCTGATAGAGTAGAAAGGCCTAATAGAAAACCTCTAAAGGTAAAAGGTCTAGGAGATACTATGTATGCTTCACTTAGAAATCTAGAAGGTACATCAGTTACATTAGAAATATTTAATCCTGGAGAAATTATAAAGGGTGTAGTAGAGAGAATTAGTTATCCAATACAAGCAGATACAGAAGTGGGAAGTGTCATGCAGTATGCTATAATTACTGTTCGAGGTACTAGACAACCAGTTATTTCTGATATAACATCAGTTATGACACCAGGTATATCAGCGTTTGGTATAATGAGGTATGGAGCATAATGGCCGATAGAGCAACACAAATTGTAAACTTTTACGAGAGTACACTTGCATCCAGTTTAATTGGAGCTAGTGGTACTGGAACAACACTTGCACAGGCACCCACTACAGATGGTTCTTCTTCTATTAGTGCAACACTAGGTAATGAAGATACCTGGTACTACTTAGTTGTAGCACCGGATACTGCGGGTAGTCGTGAAGTTATTGTTGTTAAAGCAAGTTCGGGAACTACTATCACAAATGTTGGTAGAGATATAGAAGGCAGATACGCTGCTACTTCTTTACCGGAACATACATCGGGAACGATTGTCAGAATGGCAGTTGTTGCAAGTCACATAGATGACCAAAACGATAGAGTTGCAGGTATATTAACAGAAGGTCAAGCAGCTATAGATGCTATTACAGCATCAGCAGCTACAGCTATGATGGAAGGTGCTACAGATGGAACATCCATAACACCGGACAATGTAAATGATTATATTTTACTTTATGACAATGACACTACTACAGCAAAACAAGTTAAATTAAGTCAACTTAATTTAGGTGCTAGTGTTGGTTTAGTTTTAGCTTTAGGAGGATAACATGGGTATTCTTCTTATGCTTAAAGAAGGTGGAAGTCTAGGAATAGACACGATTGGTAATTTACCTATAGATGAAGACATAGATTTATTACCTGAAGTAGGTGGTGGTGGAACTCTTAGTTATGCACTAAGAATAAGTTATGAAGGTCTTTCAGTAACAAGCGTGACACAGACAAGTACTCGTGCTATAGTAATGGGAGATAGTTAATTATAATTATATTGGAGATATAAAATGGCAGAAACATTTCAAGCAGTCAATGTAGCGTTAGGTGATACTGCAGACGCAGTAGTTTATACAGCAACAGGAGTAACAGCAATCGTAATACATTGTCAAGTTGCTAATGTGGATGGTACAAACGCAGCAGATTTAAACATTGACCATAATGATGGTTCAGTAGTTGCAGCTTTAGTTTCAACTTTATCAGTACCTGCAGATAGTGCAGTTAACCCTATTGGGGGAAAACTTGTATTAGAAGATGGTGATGAGTTAAGAGCTTGGGCAGGAGCAGCATCTGATTTAGAAATGACCCTCAGTATATTAGAGATTACATAGGAGTTTTAAAAAAATGAGTTTTGGTTACATAGGTCCAGAACCTACTAACAACAACACAGAAAATAATGGTGTTTTTAGCATTGATGAACTTAATGATTTAAAAGATAATGCAAAACTTTCTAGTGAAGCATTTGATGTTGATTTCGTTATTGTTGGTGGCGGTGCTGCAGCAGGAACACAAGGTGGCGGTGGTGCAGGTGGTGTTTGTACATCAGTAGCTAATCAAGGTGGTGGAGGTACTCTAGATGACGCACTTCGTTTATCAGTTGGTGTTGATTATCAAGTTGTTATTGGTGCAGGTGGTGGTATAAATGATAGACAAGGAAATCCTACAGTTTTTCATACTATATCAGCTATGCCAGGAGGTCGTGGTTATGTCTCTGACGCTTCTTCAGATGGTGCTTCAGCAGGTGGTGGTGGTATAGCATTTGACTACGCAAACAGAGGATTTGCTATTAATAAATATATGTCAGAGACAGATAGGTTTAAAGTTTATGGTTCTAAATCTGCACAAGGATATGATGGAAACCAACCAAGTTATGAAAGTTATAACACAGCCGGAGGTGGCGGTGGTGCAGGTGTACAAGGCGCAGGTAGCAAAATTAATGGTAGTAATGGAGTTATAAACAATATTCAATCTGTTACAAATGCAGCTTTATCAGGTGCAGGAGAAGTATCAGGTAGTAATGTATATTTTGCGGGTGGTGGTGGTGCTGCACAAACTGGTGGTGGAACTAATGGAGGTCTAGGTGGTGCAGGTAATGGTTTTGCAAACTCCTCAAATGCAGGCGACCCTAACACAGGTGGTGGTGGTGGTGGTAATTGGAATGGTACATCATCAGCAGGTGGTTCAGGAGTTGTTGTTTTAAGTTATCCGGATACCTACACAATAACAGCAGGTGCAGGAGTTACTGTTTCAGCTGAATATGATGAAGGTGGTGGAATTACATCTGTAGCTATTACAGCAGGTAGTGGCAATGTAAGTTGGAGTAAAGCATAATGGCACATTACGCATTTATAGACGAGAATAACATAGTAGTAAAAGTAATTACTGGTGTAGATGAAAATGATACTACTAATTTACCATCAGAATTTTCTAGTTGGGAAGAATTTTATTCTGACCAAGAAGGTTTAACTTGTAAAAGAACTTCATATAACACTATTAACAATACTCACTTATTAGATGGCACTCCTTTTCGTGGAAACTATGCTTCTAAAAGTGGACTATATGATACAGTTAATGATGTATTTTTACCTGAAAAAATTTATGATAGTTGGGTTGTTGATGAAACAATTTGGGATTATGTAGCACCTGTAAATAAACCTGCAGTTAATCCTGAACAATACAAATGGAATGAACAAGCGTATCAAGATGATACAGCAAATCCAAAAACTGAAGGTTGGGTTTTAAAACCAGAACATAGGTAATATAGTAATAAAGGTGGAATATGAAAAATATAAAGTACATTGTTACTAATGACATATATTACGAAGCAAAAGATTTACTTCCTAAACCAATAAAAAATTATATACCTGAATGGTATAAAAAATTACCAATGAGTAAAACAAATGATAGTGTAATAAATAGTTGGTTGCGTAAATTAAAAAATGTAAAAAGTTGTCCAAGTTTTATTGATATATACAAAGAAGGTTATGTATTGTTAGCACCAACTGATATAAGAATTTGGTACGAAAAAGAAAATAGCCGTTGGGTATGGAGAACACCTTATGATTTGTTTCCTTTTGATGACGAAGTTGATAATATTGCTTTTCACGAAAATGACCAAATGGTTAATTACCTTCCTACAAATTCTAAAACAAGAAAAGTATTTAAAATACATTTTCCAATGGTTTTAAATGTACCTAATAATTACAGCATAAGAGTAATGCCAGTACCATTTCATTATAATAACGATTGGGTAGCAAGTCCTGGTGTTTACAATCCTAATAAAGTTTCACAAGTAAATTTACTAATAGAATATACAAGCAATAAAGATGAAATACTTATACAACAAGGAACACCATTAGCAGTACATATACCATACAAAAAAGAAAAATTTAATTATCAAGTTGAAAAATACAATGCAAAAAAACATAATAAGTATTTGTACAAAAACACATTATTAATTAATGGTAAATTTCATTCATCATATTTAAGGAACTTAAATGATTAATATAGATGTGTATCCTAGACACAAAGATTTTGACGATTTATTAGAATTGTATCCTTTGCAACCTGCTAACAGATATTTACCTGATTGGTATAAACAAACAAAGATAACAAAACATATTGATGATAAAGGATTTGAACCAAAACCTGCACACGCTAAAAGATGTCCTGCTATACAAAATGAAATATTAGATGGTTATGTATTGCCTAGTTGGACAGATATACATTTTGAAATAAAGTATTCAGAAGTAAATATAGTTGCAACAATAGGAAGTATTGATAATTTAGGACCTAATAATTGGGAGTGGATACAAAGTCATTCAAAAGGACAAATAGAACAAATGAACCTTAATGCACCTACTCATTTTGGTATTTTTAAATTAGTATCTCCTTATTATTTTGTAACACCTAAAGGTTATGGTTTATCTTTTAGACCTTTGCCATATCATTTAAACCAAAATATAAGAATACTACCTGGAATGGTTGAAACAGATATATGGCACGAAACTAATTTTCCATTTGAGTTTGTACAAAATTTATCCCCTATGAAACAAACAAAGTTTGTTGTTAAAGCAGGAGAACCTTTAGGTATACTTACACCTTATAAAAAAAATACAGAACATAATTTAATTAACAATAAATACAATTATGAAATCCACCAACAACAATCTAAAAATACTAAAGAACTCTTTACTTTTTCTAATGATTGGAAAAAGTATTCACGAATACATAATTATAAATCTACTGAAGAAGAATAATTTGTGATATAATCCGAGAATGGATTTTATAATTGGATTTCTAATAGGGTATTTTTTAAAAGAAATTAGTTCTTATCTTAAAAGATTAAGTAACTATGACCTAGATAGTAATGTAAATAAAGAATGGGACTGGCTGTCTCATGATGACCTACCATAATGTCTCCTTCAAACAACTACACACAGAAAGAAATCATTGAAATGATATTTAAAAAACTCGATGACATCGAGAAAAAACTTGACACTAAATTAGACAAGTCAGAATTCTATAAAGTATTAACATTAGCAGTTGCTATAGGTGGAGTAGTCGCAGCAATCATAATGTAATGTTGTTTAAACAAGCAGCAGTAACCCTTATACTATCGTTACTTATTCCAGGAGTAGTACTTGCAGACCATGTACCTACGCAAACACCATACGATATATCTATAGCTTGTGATGCTGATGGTGATACAACTAAAGGTGACATCACTGTTACATGGCAAGAGAGTGATGGTTTTGAAAGTAGCCCACCCGAAAGATATGCAATAGCATTTAGCAATGATAACTTTGTAGAAAGTAATTATGCAGTAGCTAACAGTACTGGTTGGGAAACTGCTTTGTCTTATAAGAGTTATGTCTTTACTGCTAGTTATAGAGAGAATGTATTTGGTACAACAGCAGATACATTTTATGCAAAAGTAAGAGCAGACAATGACACAGATGCTAGTTATTCTGAATGGACAGGCATTGTAAGTATTGATTGTGACTATGGTTCCACTCCTACTACAACAACATCTACTACAACTACTACAACATCTACTACTACTACGACTACTACAACTGTACCTCCGAAACCTGAACCTAAACCTGAACCGGAACCGGAGCCTTATATACCACCACCTCCACCACCACCTACACCTGAAGAAATTATTGTTGATGTAAAAGTAGAAGGTGTTGATAAGACCTATACACAAGCTGATGTTAATGATGGGACTATAGAGCGTGACCAAGAGCGTATAGATAATGAAAAAGAATATGGTTGTTTTATGACTAACGCACAGATAGAGCGTGGTGATTGTGATATCCCGGAACCTATTGAAGAAGATATTAAAGATGATATTATAAAAGAGGAGGTAATCGTTGAAGAAATTAAAGAAGATGTGGAAGTCATCATTCCTAAGGATGATGTTGATGTACTCGACCCACCACAAGAGGAGATACTTGAAGATGAAGTGGTGGAGTTTGAAGAACTCCCTATTGAGTTCGAGATTATTGAATTTGATTTGGAAGATATTGCACCCGAAATCGTGGTGGAGATACCAGTACAGGATGAAATAAAAGAAGAGATTGTAGATGAAAAAGTTGAAGAGGATGTACAAGAAGTTTTGGATGAGCCAATACAGGAAATTATTGAAGAGGATATCGACAGAGAGATACTTGAAGCACCGATTAAAGAACCTGTAGAACTTACTGAGGAAGAAGTTGCTGTAGAAGTAGCTGAAGTACAAGAGATTGTAGAAGATATTGTAGTTGAAGAAGCTACTGTCGAAGAAGTCGTTGAGGTACTAGAACAAGTTAATGACATTGGTGTACAGAATTTAGACCAAGCTACTGAAGAAGTACAAGAGGTAGTTCAAGCTGTTGTTGAGGAAGCTATTGCAGATGTTGAAGAGCTTACTGAAGAACAGGTAGAAGTTGTCGCTGAAGTGCTACAAGTAGAGACAGAGGATGTACAAATCATAGCTGATGCTGTTAAAGATGATGAGGTTATAGCTGAAGCTGTAGAAGAATATGTAGCTAGAGCTGTAGAGAATACAGATGTAGAGAACTACACACTTGCTGATGTTGTTACAGAGGTACAGTTCGAGAACTTTATAGAAAATCCTATACAAACTTTTATAGATATAGATATACAAGATATAACTATTGCAAACATAGGAGATGATATGACAAGTGACCAAAAGGAAAAAGCACAAGAAGTTGTAGTGCCAGTTATTTTGACTAGAATAGCTACTATGGCAGCTTTTGTATTTAGGAGAGGCAATGTTTAAACAAGTAGGCAACTGGATAATTAAAGTCATTAAGGAAACACTTAACCTTAGTTGGACTTTAGTTGGTTTAGTTATTGCAACATTAACTCTTACTGGTTCTGCACAACAAGTGACAGGACTTGCTACAATAATTACACTAGCTGTATGGTTATTAACAATCAGTTTTAGACAAGGAGATTGACATGGAATGTTGTGGTGGCGGCTGTTGTGGCGGCAAATAAAGAAGAGTTCTGTACTCCCAAGCAGAATGAACGAGGTACTTGGGTAACAATATGTAACTGCAAAGAAGGTAGTTATTCACATGAGGAGGCGTAATGAAATTACAAGTAGTAAGAACACAGTTTGGTAAAGATGCAACGAATGGTTTGCTCTTTATAGATGGTAAGTTTGAGTGCTATACACTCGAAGACCAGTATCAAGCAGTCAAAGTAATGCACGAAACTTGCATACCCGAAGGCGAATACGATATACAGTTTAGAAAAACAGGTGGTTTTCACACAAGGTACTCTGCTAAATATGGCAATTCACACTATGGAATGTTGCACATACAAGATGTACCAGGATTTACTTACATACTCATACACTCCGGGAACACCGATGAGCATACCAGTGGGTGTCTTATCGTAGGGGAAACTCAACAAGACTTAGACCTAGGTAAAGATGGGTTCGTTGGCCAAAGTGTAAAGGCCTATAAAGCTATGTATAGAAAAGTTGCTAACGAATTACTACAAGGTAAGAAGGTAAGCATTGAGTATACAACTATACAACAACTCTTAAAGAAGGACTTAAATGACGCTAGTTTAACAGATGTTATCGTAGCTAAAGATGTTATGGAGAAATTAAATGAGATTAATGGTGGTGTCATAGCATTAAACGCTAAGATTAAAGGTAGAGTAATAAGCTAATGTTTGAAAAATTTAAAAGAAAAAGAAAATCCGATGGGACATTCAAGAAGGATGTAGCGTGGACCCCTTGGAATGAAGCATGGAGTTACAAAATGAGCCAAGAATATAAAGATGTTCTTAGTAAAACTGTTTGGACTTTTGTTGAAGCATTCATATCTGCATTAACTGTTGCACCATTAGTTGGTGTTGACGCTGATGCAGTACAACTCGCTGCCCTATCCGGTGGAGCTGCTGCACTTGTTGTAGTAAAAGAGTTTGCTAAAAAACAAATAGCACCAAAACCTAAAAAAGCATCCAAGTAAATACATAGGTTATTCAATATCTGTTATATACTAAATGTAGTATATGAAAGGTGGAAACATGCCTAAGAAAAAATCATCTAAGAAAACAGCTATACCTGCAGAGAATGGTAATAACTTTTACAAAGCAGGATGGCAACCTTCTATTGATATAGACCCTAACACAGGTAAGGGTGAAGTTGTACATGTAGGAACAGACCCTAACTATGAGAATGACTTTGATAACATCCTAAAGAACTGGGGATTTGACCCAAGCATATACGAAATAGATGGCATCTTAAAGGTATCTTCCTGGAATGCACAGCTTAAAGGTGGTATCGTTGAAACTTTTCACGCATTCAAAGGAACTATACGCAGGAAATCAGCAACACATGACAAGCATTATGACGCATTGTTTAAACAAGCAGTAAAGAAGCCGGCACTCACTAAACGAAATCTATTCGGTGGTGATACAGCAATGTTATTTATGATGAGTGACTGGCAGTTGGGCAAGGATGACTATGGAGTTGAAGCTACTATTGCTAGATATGATGTAGCATTGCAGGATGCAGTCAAGCTACTAAAGAACTATCGTAAGATGGGGATGAAGATTGATGAAGTATTTCTAGTAGGAATGGGTGACTTGACAGAAGGATGTTCTAAATTTTTCTACGAAAGTCAACCTTTCAATGTTTCCTTAAATCTTTTAGAGCAATACTCACTAGCTAGAGCTATGATATACAAAACAGTAGAGACTTTCTTGCCACATGTAGATAAGATTACATTGACTGGTGTACCAGGGAACCATGGTGAAATGACTAGGAGTGGTAAAGGGCAAGTACTAACTAACAGATTAGACAACTCGGATACTATGCATCTACAGATAATGGATGAAATATTTTCGGCCAATAAAGAACGATACAAAAAAGTAAAGGTCATCATACCGGAAGGTTATCATTTAAATATAGAGGTCAAAGGTAAGAAGACTGCATTCACACATGGTCACATGACAAATGGTGGAGGTAATGCAGAGGCTAAGATAGAGGCCTGGTGGAAGGGTCAGATGTTTGGTTTCCTACCAACAGGTGAAGCAGAGATACTTATAACAGCTCACTACCATCACTTTCGTGCTAAGAACCAAGGAGATAGACACTGGTTTCAATGTCCATCCCTTGATAAGTCTATTGATTTTACACAGAGAAGTGGATTGTGGTCACACCCTGGAGTGCTTACCCTCTTAGTAAACGACAGAGGTCCTAGCTTTCCGGTCATTGTTTAAACAACCGGATATAAGCTAACGATTAAAAGGATATAAAGCTATCTCTTCTATGGGTACTAGTACTCCTTTACTTCTGTTACCATCACCACCATCAACATCTCTATCGGTGTTAATATATTTTCTACCTATTTCTCTTAGTGCAGATACTGGTATGGTGTAACACATGATGGGTTTATCATTGTCGTCTATTAAAAACAATGCCCACCACTCAGCTTTAGTAGCAGATATTCCACTAGGTTCGTACTTTAATTGATTAACAGGCCTGTACAGATATTCTACAAAATGGTTTTTAGTCTTTTCCCAAATGTGTCTCTCTGATTTAACTTCTATATTGTCATTACCCATGAACTTCTTGTATAGGTTCTCCATTTCCTCACCTTGTTTAAGTTGTTCATAGAATTTTTCTCCTTCTATATCCCAGTCTTTATTTGCTTTTGTCATATGTCCTCCAACATTTATTGCTACTGTTCCAATGGTGACTACCATCGTTGTAATATAACCAACTTGCTACCTTTGTACTAAGTACAGGGTCAGTTCTTGGTCCAGTTATATTTAACTTAGGTGTCAACCAAATCCAAGTGAAGTCATTAAATTGCCACAACCCAATGTCTCTTGTGTTATTGGTGTTGCCATTCACTGCTTCACTTCGTCCACTGCTTTCACAGAATATAATCAACAAGGCCTCTGCTACATCTTCTTCTTTGAAGTGTTCTGTAACTAGAGGCTCCCATTGAATTACATGTTCTATCTTTGTTTCATTGTTTAAACAATGTATGTATTGTCCTATGCCTTCTTGTGTTTCTTGGATGGGGAATAGGCATAAAGGTAGAATGCTAGCGAAGAGGCTGAACATTTCTTATTCTCCTCTGCTCTGCTTTCTTCATTGATAAATCAACAAGGTAAGCTCCGCATTCTTTGTCTGATTTCTCCATGGTCCTTTCATCCATCATCTTAATGATGGCACCACAGAAATAGTTTCCACTATTGTCATAGTAAATAGCCCTGTTTCCAGGGCATCTACCATTAACTTTGCATTTAGTATCGGGCATAGAAGGAACATCAAAATTATGATTAGGATATTTCTTCTTTAGCTTTGCCTTTAACTTATCTAGTGGGAACTTTGGCTGTTCTAGAGCCATGTACTAGGTACTTCCTTATCACCTTTGCCACCGATATATCCACCCCATCCGCAACCATTAGCTGCCGGTCTATATTTCGGGTCGTTCTTTTCACACATAAAGTCCGGTAAGTTTTTGATACCACTACCTTCGGGTGCCTCTGCTTTCTTTTTACGCATGTCTTCTATGTCGTCTGTCTTGTTGCACTTAGGGCATGCTTTAACGCTACCACTTTTGTCAACTACTTCACCAAACACTTCCTCGACTTCATCGATTAATGCTTTAGGTGTAGCTGATTGATACTGTACAAACAAATCAAGGAACGCATCGAAGTCTTGCTCTGTCCACTTGCTTACATCTTTTTCTTTATTAGCTTTGGTCCAGTCATCCCATGCTTGCTGTTTAACTGCTAGCCTTGTCTCTTTGTTAGGCTCATGGAACGCTACAGCTTCACGAAGTCTATTAACCATGTCACTTGGGTCCTCGTCTAAGAACTTAGTAGGTGCAGGTCCAATGTCTTCTGTCGCTGATTGTTGTGGGAACTTCTCTACGCTTTTGTTAGCGTAGTGTTCTTCCTCTGTAACCTCACCAGTCCATAGGTGAAGGCCAATACCATGTCGCATAGCTCCACGCTTTAGTGCATCCGACATACATAGTTTTAGTAACTCACCTTCGGTATTGTTATTCTTTACATCAACACTATCGACATCACCGACTTCGTCATGTGATACACCGAAGAGTGTGAATGTAGTAACAGCACCTCGCACCTTACCTTCACTATCTCTTACAATTTCTTTTAACTGATGGCTCCACTCACCATAAGCAACATCGTTAAGTCTCTTAGTGACTAGGTGATGCGGTACATAAGAACCGAACTTACCCTTGGGTGGTGCCTTTACTTCGTCTTTACTGAATGGCTTTGTTAAGGCCTTCTTAATTTTATCGTCCATTTATTTCCTCCATTATTTTGTATACTCTTGCCAAACTGATATCTAAGATACCTGCTATTTGTTTGACTGTAATGTCGTTGTTTAAACAATCAACGATGAACTGCTTGCGTGTCTTGTGCTTTTCTTCTAACATCAACTGCGCTCTGTTTATCTCTGATTGTATTCCTCTTAGTTTGTTAAGAACTATAGTACTTTGGTCTGTCATAAATCTATCACCTCTGCTTTCTCTACTTTTGTATAGTGAACTTCACAACCTGGTATGTTATCAATATAACCAATAAAAAAGTTTTCTCTTTCTTTGGCTGTCGATATAGAAGTCTCGTCAATTATTACTTTGATTGTAAGAATTTCTACTGGTTTATTCTTCTTCATCTCCGACATCGTTTCCTCCTCTTGCTAATTGTGTATCGTATGCTAATGCGAACTCATCTAATAGAGCGTTTGCTTTCATTGCATTAGGTGCTTTTACTTTGCCAAATAAAATTTGACTGCCACCACATGCGTTAGCTAGCTCTATACTCCATTGTTTTATGCTTTCAATCGATGCGAAATCAAGCCTTGGCCTTGGCATCTTGCCTCCTTAATTGTTTTGTGTTATATACTTGCTGATACTTTGCTGTATAGTTTTATCATAAAGTGATTTGAACCTACATCTTTAAGCTCTCTCACTTTAGCCTGTGCCTCGAATAGGTTTTCGAACTCCCACTCATAGACACTGCTGTCAAATATGCTCACACTTTTTACAATGTATTTCATACTTATAGACTAACAGCTATTGAATATTAAACAACTATTTAAATAGCGTTATGTTCTTTTAGTATCCTTTGTATCTCTATGTTGCATCGTTCTATTTGTATCTCTAAGGATACAAGTTTTTTATTTGTCGCTAACTTTTCCCTGGTATGTATTAATGTTCTTACATTATCATTGTTACCTGGTGCGATTAGTTGATTGATTACATCAATTTCTTTTTGCAACCTAGCTTTCTCACTTTCTAATTGTTTTATGTTACTCATCTTCTATCTCTCCATTCATGGTGTAATCGTATGGGCTATAATTAAACAGTTTCCAAAAACATCTATCGTATATTTTTCGTGCATACCTGTAACCTATTCTTTTTGTAACTGTATCTTTGTTTTCTGTTAGCTCCATTGCGTCTAAAGAAAAGTAAAACAGTTTGTAATATAATTTTTCACTCATTTGATACCTCCTTATACTTTATCTCTATACCTTCGTCAAGCTCTAGTACGAACCCTTGGTCGTTAGTACCTACAACTTTAAAGTGTTGTAAAACTGTTGGCTCTGATAGCTCTTCTTCGGTCTGCTTTTTAATTGCTTCGTCTCTACTGTCATACATTATCCATTTGACATCACCATTTTTAAAACTGACTAGGTCAAACTTAGAACATATAGATATTTCCTTTGGCTCTCTCATTCTTTCCTCCTTGTTTAAACAGTCGGTACTATATGTACCAACTGTTATCACCATCACTATCGTCTGCATCGAGAACTGATATGGATTGTATCTCCTCACCAGTCTGCGTTGCGTCATTCTCATTTGCCCACATTGACATAAATCGAGAAGGCTCATTCATTGCATCTTGTCTGCAATCATATAGCTCATTCTCTGTCATTGGGTAGTCATACTTATAGGTAACAACCTTGGTTACCTTAAAGAAGACTGTGTCCTGTGGCGTATCTACTTGTTCTCCCATACTTTGCTCCTTTTATTTCTCCACTCTTAACTACAGCGTCCCACTTCTTGGTAGCTGTATCGCCATCGACTGAACCAATCTCTCTTGCTTTTTCAATAGCTTTGATAAGACTATCAAATGCAATAGGATGTATCATCACTGATGTATTCCTTTCGTTTGTTGGGTTTGTCTCTATCTCTAACCAAACACTGAACTCATTCAATGTATAGGTACTGTCTTTGCCTATCTCGATTAGGCCATTGTTAGTCGGGTATTGCTTTGGCATTATGCCTCCTTCTTTTTTCTTACTTGTTTAAACAGCCATGTGGGTAGGCTGAACAACCATACCTACCCTATGGCTTTCCCTGTTGGGTTAATTATAGAACAGGAAGTCTTGGTCCTGTTGCTGAAATGTAGTACCATACTCGTTAATATGCGTGTCGAATTGTGCGTTAGGATGGTCTGCTTTAATCTCATTAAGCTCACCTTCTTCACCTTCAACGCTCCAACCACATTCGTTTAGTCGAATGTTGTGCATATTCTCTCCACCACCACCGGTGTAGTCTGATATCTTTTGTATTGCTTCTTCTTCGCTGTCTGCTGAGACATATGCCTCGCTTTCTTGCGTATACTTTAAGTAATATAGTTTCATTACTTTCCCTCCAATTCTCTAACTAATCTGTGCAATGTATTTGTGTAATCTGAAGTCCTAAAACGAACAAACTCATCAATCGTTTTGTCTTTGAACTCTTTAGCTTTTTCACTGTCGCTACTCCATTCATTACAAATGTTAATTGCTTTTAACAATTCTCTTAGCTCTGCTTTTATGTCTTCCATTATTCCTCCTCCTGTACTTCTGCTCCACATTCGTTACAAGTAAACTCACTTTGATAATCTGCTTTGCTAGAGTAAGTTATCTTGTTGCAACTTGAACAAAATGTTTTTTGTCTTTCTTCTTTATCTATTGGTGACACATACTTCTCCCACCAATACATATCTCTTTCTATTTCCGGCATTGTGTCCTTCTTTCTTTGTGTCTCTGCTGTCTGTTTAAACAGCAAGCAATCTACATAAGACTTTTTATACAGGGCAATGTATCTTTTGCCTCACATAAATTGCTTGCTATCTACACCCAGT